TTTCATATACTTCATTATCAATATATGAATTTAACTCGTTTTTATAATACATAAATACTCCATAAATTAAAAAAACTCTTACAAGGTGTCGCACTTCCTTATAAGAGTTTATTAGTTTGGTATAAAAAAATTATACCTATTAATTTTTGTAATTATTGAGTGCGACTTCAATAATAGATTTATTTTTAATTTCAGTAATTTAGATTATAAACGTAATTGCTTAACATTTATTTTACAAAAATACAAAATATTTCTGAAATAAAAAAAAATTATTTTACTAATATGTAATTAACATTATTAATAAAAAAATTAATATAGAAGCAAAAAACATATTGATTAACAGCGTTTTAAAGACTTCTGCGGGTCTTTTATGCTTGTCCTCATATAAGTATTTATCTAACATTATTATCCTCCTGTGAGTACCTAAATATGTATTCTTTATTTTTGTATTTCTCTGGCATCGCTACATCTAAAAATTTTCTTACTTGCAATTCAATATCCAACGCTTCATTCAATTTAACATAGTGCCTTGTTGTTGTATCTGAAGTGAATTTAATGCAATAATTTGCACTTGAATATTTCTCAGGGTTTGGATTTCTTTTGATTACATTGATTAATTTATGCTTTTTATAATCCATTAAAACTTTATTATCTTTTACAATTATTTTCTTTTCAAAAAATGTATTGTAATTAAAATCGGATATTTCTAAATAATTTCTTTTACTACTTACTTTTACTATATCATTCTTGATTAATTCATTAATCCACAATCTAACTTCTTTGTCGTTAAAATCATTAATTGTTACAAATTTATCTTTAATTCTTTTTACGGTTTGCTGTTGTTTTTCTTTAGTCATTATCTGCTCCAAATAAACTAATAAATTCTTTTGCTAATATCTCTTTTATTGCATCTGCTATAATCCTATGTTCTTTTTGAGTTGCTTTATCGGCTCGCAATTCAATATAATGTAACCAACTTCTTAAATTACCTGTCATATATAAAGTTGTTGAAGTGTTCTGGGGCAGTATAAACCGTGCCACTTCTTTAGCAATACCAAACGTTAGCATATCATTATATAATTGAACTGTGGTCGTTTGTAACTGCTCTATTGCGTGTTTAAAATTGATTAACTTGTAACTTTGTAAATTACTTTCAATTTCTATACTATTTTGTCGGTTTTGATTATCTTGCATTCTAAACTCAATCGGCTCAAACTCTAAATTGCTTTTTGAATATCTGCCAGAAAATTGTTGAAAAACAAATGAACGATGCCTTAAAATCTGCGTTGCTATTGCTAATGATGTAGTTATCTCAAAAGTCATATTAATATGTTCAAATACTGACCAATGTTTATTCTTAATGCAATACTTTAATAATTTTGCACTTGTTAAGGTATTCATTTGATTACTCGGATTACTTACCCTTGCAATATAGCTTAATAGTTGCTCGCTGTCAAAATTTTCTATTTCTTTTAAAATCGGTTTGGTGATGGATATAAATTTAATATTCATTTTAATTTTTTTTATTTATAAATAAATAGGCAAGTTAGAAATTTTAAAAAGTAGTTAAAAAAGTATAAACTAACTTACCTATTTGCGTTAAAGAATTGTGAGTAAATTTGAAATTAATTGAAGTTTGCAATCTTATACTAAATTCAAATTATTTTTTTTATTTATTCATTTATACTCCAGTTAAAGTTAAGTTATCTAAATAAGCACCTATTAAGAATGCTACTCCAAATATTGCTATCCAAAGCAATTCTTTTTTTGTAAATTTTTCTATTTTCATTTTAAACATACTCCATTAATAAATTTTCTAAAATTTGTTTTTTTTCTTGCAACTCTTCTATTTCACATCTTAAACAATGTAATTCAAAAGATGTTGATGACTTTTTTGATTTTTCTAATATTGAATAATCATAATAACAATTTTCTAATCTAATATTTAAAATTGCAATATCATTATTTATAACTTCGTTGCTATTCATTTGTGTAACCTATTATTGTGTTTAAAAAGTGGGCTGTTTCCAGCCCTTAAAATATTAATATTTTGTTTCTAAAAAATTGCCTTCTAAATCAAAAATAAATCTGCAATCAAAACCATTTGTGCCACCATTCATATATGTAATTTTACTTTTATATAAAAATAATATTTTTGCTCCATCTGAATAATAACTTAATTCAAAAGTAGCATTTAATAGAAAACAATTAAAATTACCATTGTCTAATCTTAATTTTTCTTTAATAATTACAGCATTATGTAATTTATAATCGTTTGGAACTATCCACTCTATATTAGTGTTGGTTAATAAAGATAATTCTATCTTTGCTTTTGCATTGTTAGAAATTGCTATTGTGTTATTTGAGATATTCATTTTGTAACCTATAATTTAAAAAGTTTTTAAAAGTGCGTCATTTATTTATATACAATCTAAGAAATATTTTTATAAAATCCAAATAAATATAAAAATAAATTGAAAATAAATTAAAAAAAGTTACAAAAAATATTTCTAATCTTTGTAACTCTATATAAATTAAGCATTTAAAATAAATAAATAATTTTAAATAATTTTAAATAATTTGTGTATAATTTTCTATTTTTAGCAAAAAAGAATTTGCAGTTATTGCATATCCTATTTTTTGGATTAAATCTTCAGTGCCACTTGCAGTTGTTAATAATGTTTGTGAGTAGTTAGGATTGCCTGACCTTATGTAAATTGGACTATCTGGGTATGTTGTTAAAGTTAGTGAAGTGTTGATTATGCCTGTTAAAATTATAGTTGCTATGGCACCGTCTAATACCGTACTTTTAACAACTCCAACGGGCTGTAAATTATCTGAATTGAAATTAGTTGCTTTGTATGCTAAATTATCTTTAATAGCAACCAACCAACCTGCTGTTAAATTCATTCCTGCTTCAACTTCAATTTCACTATTTTGAATAATTGTAGGTGTATCATTTTCTGCAATATTGGTATAAACACTATTACTACTAACTTGCAATTCATTAATCATATTTCGTGTTGAAATTACATTATTTTCTAACCTATTAAGTGGCATTTATTCCCCTCGTATAAATAATTTTATTTTTGATATACCTGTTAATAAGTCAATTTCACAACTTGTTAAAACGTGATTTGTTGAAAAAAACCATTCTGAAGGTAAATTTAATATTGTGCTTAAATCTGAAACTATTTTATCTCCTACATCTCTTGGCTTTATTAAATAATCTAAAACTTCGCATTCTAATAACATTGCTTTATCATTCATTATTGAAGCGTATGCTTTACTCTGTACGTAATTTAAACCACTTTTATTATATCTTACATTTGCCCACTCAATTAATTTAGCCCTATTTATTTCTTTATTACCACTACTTTTATTATCTGCAGGGTCTATTGTATCGCCTGTAATGCTTTCATTATATATTGTTTTTGTAGTTTCAGTTCCTAACATTACACTACAATTTGCGTGAGTTAAATAAACTTCATTTGTTTCTCTTATATAAAATAATTGATTAATTAATATATAAGGTAATTCACCATAAATTGCATCTAAATAATTATTTAATTCTGGTACTTGAACGTTATTAGTAAAAAGTGCTTTATTATCAAAACTATCTTGTTTTAAACTTCCATAAACTTTATAAGTGTTTTTATTTTGATTTTGTTTATATGCTTTATAAGACACGGTACTTTCTGCTATTGCATAAACGCCTCTAATTAACTTTACTTCACCTGCTATGTTATCTGCACCTAAACTAATTGAACCACCTGCTAAACTGTCGTATGGTGCTTTAAAATTTAAGTTTAATCTAACACTATTCAAAGTATCATTTCTATTATATTTAAAAGTTAATTTGCTTATAAATTGTTCGCATAAACTATTTAATAAGTCATTACAATTTTTAAATTGATAAAAACCTTCTTTTGATTTATCACTACACAAACCACCAACAGTAACACTATCTACAATTATACTACCAACCATTTTAATATCTGCATTACTTCCTAAACCTGCACCTTCTTGAGTAGTTAAATCGTATAATTGTTTTTTTAAAGACCAATTAGTTAAAAATGTATTTGTATTCCCAATAACTCCAGCATTAGAACTTGAAGTATCTTTTAATAACCAATTTCTTAATTTATATTGTGCAATTTCTGTAATAAAATCTAATAAATTAGTTGTAAATAAGGCTGGTGTAAATAATGAAAATGATTGTCTATTAAGTGCTGAGTAACTTGCAAGCCTTACTGTTTGCGAACCACTATTTACTCCTGAAAAATTTTGATAATTAACAACTTGATTGCTTGTTATGCTTGCTCCGTTGTTGTAAAAATGGTCTGTTATCTTATTAAATATAAAATTTTCAATGCTTAATACTTTTAAATCAAAAGTTTGAGTTTCGCCAAATTTAAAAGTATATTCTTGTTCTGGTATAACATCTTGACAGCCCCAAAACTCTACTACATCATAAGTAACATCAGAAACACCACGCCCATTATTGCTTAATATTCGCCATTGATTTGGATAAAATTCATTAGTAATAACTTGACCACCAATTAATATCCAATTTTTTAAAACAGTAAAATCACCTTGCAAAACTCCAAAATCAATTTTTAAATTTAATAAAGATGCTTTTTGCTTTCCAAATGGCAAACCCTCTTCAAAATCACTTAATATGCTAATTTCATCAAAGAACATAGGCGGTAAAAATTCACTATCATAAGTACCAACTGCGGTATTAGAACCACGTAAAAACTCTAATTGAAAGTTCCACGCTTTATTACTTCTTGAACTGAAATTATATCTAAATATATTTGCATCATTTAAAGGCATTTTATTTACTCTTTTATATTAGTGGATATGCAGTTTCAAATTCTAAATTCCATTTATTTAATCCTCCAGTGCTTTCAACTGCTCCTTTGCTTAAAAAAACTACTTGTAAAGCGTGAGTATCAATTTTAGCAGGGTCTGAATTATAAAAATTACTTAAATAAGGATAGTCATAATTTTCGGCTGTATTATGAAAAAACAAATAATGATATTTTTTCTTTAATAAATCAAAATTAAATCTATTAGCCGTATAGGTTGCTGGGTTTGTTTGCTTAATAAAGTTTTGATAAACCAATTCTAATGTATATTGCTCATAATTAATTTTACTAATTACTACTTGCCTTCCATTCAAATTCCTTGCAGTTTCAATGTCGTCACTTTGTCTCATATACAATCCCAAAACGTCAAAAGTTGTAACTACCTTATCACTTAAAGCATCTAAGGTGCTTTTAGTAACCAAAGCATTGTTATTATTTACATCAGTACCATAAACTGTTACTTTATACCCTGCTATCATTTTAACGCCCCCTTACTACTTTAATTGAACTTGAACTAACATTAAATTTATTTACATTATTAATGCTTGGATTAAAGTTTTTACTTCTTAATAATTCATTATTTGTATATAATAAATTTTCAATGTTTTTTGTATTCATATTCATATTAACTAATTTACTCATATCCCCACCATTATTTATAAATCTTAAATAAGGTTCATTCTGAGCCGTTGAACGTGCATTAATTACACTTTCACCCTTTGATAGCATTGCTGGTATGCTGTCGCTTGTAGAAGTCCCAGCACCTTGCAAATTAATTACACCGTCTTTAAAACTATTAACGTAAGCCCTACCAATACCAAGTAAAGCATTTGCACCTAACATATAAGCAGCGTATGTTAAAGCACCTGTACCAAAAGGCTTTTCAGTCATTTCTTTTACAAATAAAGCACCAGCCCAAGCATTAACCATAGCAGTCGCTGCATCTATTGTATTAATTAATAATGATTTTAATAAATCTCTACCTTCTAATCCTGCTTGTGCAGTTGCTAACATTACACCACCTAAAGCAACTCCAATATTATCTGTAATATTTGTTGTAAATTGCTCTGAAGTTATTTCTAAATCCTGTAACTTTTTAGAATTTTCTTCAAAACTTTTTGATAAACTATTACTAACCAACATATTTGAATTTTCAAAACTTAATGCTAATGTTTGATTTAAGCCATTTATAAACTCGCTGTTGCCTTCTTTTTGTGTTTCGCGTCTATTTCTATCAATCTCATTTAAACGTTCGCTATACTCTTCGTATGAGATTTCATTTTGTTGAAGTGAAGTTAATAAATTTGCTCGGTCTTCATTTAAACTTTCATCAAAAGCAGTTTCTTTTTTCTTGAATATTGAAGTGTAATCTATTTTATTAAAACCATCGATTATATTTTTTACACTATCTTTTATTAATTTATCACTTTCAGTTTCTACTTCGTATGCCAATATTTCTGCTATATTTTCAGGTAATTCAATTTTAGGTAATTCTTTAAATGTAATTTCTTTTGGTCTTATTTCTAACTCAATTTTAGTGTCGTCTATTGCCTTTTGTACTAACTTATTAACTCTTTCTTGATTTTTATCAATTTTTATTTCTGCAATTTCTGCTTCTGCTTTTATTTTAACTTTTTTGGCTTTGCCTGTGCCACCAGTATCGGTTGTTTCTTCTGTTTTTTTATTTGCTATTCCGATTTCATAAATTTTCTTTTTTAATTCTTCAGCATTTGCACTTTTGATTTTACCTAATTTAACTTCGCTGTTAATTTCATTTGCCAAAGCATCTTGTTTTGCTTTTAATTCTTTATAAGTTAAATTATTGCTTTCATTTTTTAAAGTTACAATTTTTTCTAAATATTCACTTGTATCTTTAAATCCTTTTGTCATTTTATCGGTGCTTTTATCTTTTTTAATTAATCCAAATTTGTCTAATAAACCACCAACAAAACCAACCGTTTTTTTAATTACATCTATTAAAGCAAAAAATCCATCTTTAATAAACTTTAAAAAATCTCCAACTAATGTACCCTGACTTGCTAATTTTTTAAAATAATCAATAGCAATACCAACACCTTCATATAATAATGTATATACTTTAACAAGTGACCTTAATATCAATAATGATGGCTGTAAAGCAATTTGAATAATAGTACCAATAACACTACCCAAAGTTTCAAAAACAATTCTTAATGTACCCAGTATATCCACACCACCACCTATACCGTCAAATAACGACATAAATGTATTATACATATTTTCTACTTCGTTTAATAATGGTGCTATTGCTTCACCAATACTATTAAATATTGTGTCAAAAAATGGCACAACTGTATTGTTAAAAAATATAAATATTGCATCAAAAACCGTTGTAATAACTTCTTTGATATTTAAAAAAGATTTGATTAATATAGCATCTATATTTGCTTTTAATCGGCTCATACTTTCACTAAAACCCTGCATATTAATTTTTGCTTGTTCTAATCCACTTGCAGTACCTGTTGAAGCCTTTGTAAATTCTGTAATTTGTTTTGTATTTTCTAATAACAAACCTGCAACCGTACTATTTTCTGCCCCAAATAATTGTAATATTGCTTGATTTTTTTCAGTTTGTGTGCCAAAATTATTAAGTCCATTTTTAACCAAATCTAATGTTTTTGCAAGTCCATCTTTACCTAAACTATCACCGAGTTTTAAAGTAGTCAAACCCATTTTTTCTAATATTTTTTCGCCCTCACCACTTTGTTTTTGTAACAAACCTAAAACGTTTCTTAAACCTATCCCTGCTTCACTACCTTTTTTCCCACCAACTGCTAAACGTTGTAAAGCACCTGTTACTTCTTCAGCACCTATGCCAGCACTTTTTGCACTTACTCCAACTTGTAACATTGACGCTGTTAATTCAGGTATTTCAGCCGCACCTACTTTTGCTGAAGCGGCTAATAAATTCATAAACCTTGCACTTTCTTTTGCAACTTCATCAGCATTTGTAGTATCTACTCCAAATTGTAACATTGCGTCAGTCAAAGCGTTCATAGATTGTGTAGCGTCCATTCCACTTGCTTTTGCTAATAGATTTACGTTTTTTGTAACTTCACTTAACGCTTCTGGAGTGTTTGCAAGTTCCGCACCAAACTTTGATAATATCCCCTGAAACGCTCCTAACTGTGTGTTTGCGTCTCCACCAAATTGTTTAGATAATTCTAATGCACTTTCACCCAAATTGTCTAATGATTTTCCGCTTTGTCCAGTTATAGCACCAACTGCATTAAGTTGTTTTTCAAATTCACTGCCTTTTTCTATTGCTCGTGAAAAACCCTCTGCAACTAAACTTAATCCTTTTTCAACTGCACCAGTTACCAAACCACCTGCAGAAAAATTTAATATTTGGCTCATATCAAAAGAACCTTTTAAATTGTTCTTTAACTTGCCAAACATAGTTGTCGCTTCGGTTTCAATTTTCTTAAAATCAGAACTATCAACTTCAATTTTTAAACTATTATTAAATGCCTTATCAATATTATCAGCGGTTAATTTGCCTTGACTTTCTAACAACTTAAATGCTTTTAATAACTCGCTTGTATCTACGTTTATTTTGGTAGTAATCATAATATATGCCTTATCAATTAAAAAGCCCACACGCTTAATTTATGGGCTTAATTCTTATAGTTTAAAACTAACTTATATAAATATTTAGTATATAATTCAATAATTGAGTATTTATTCAAAATTTGCTCTGCATAAAAATCATTATCAGAAACTAAATACATTGCTATTTTATAAATATTAAAATCAATAGAGTGGTCGTCAAATTCAATAGTAAATAAATCGGTTGTTTTTATTTCTTTAAAATTATCAATTTTATATTTGGATTTATTTTTAACTTTATTTTCTAAATCCTCTTTATTTTGAACTTTCCGATTATAAATATAAGTTGTATAATCACCTTCCAAAATAAAAAAGATTTCATTATTTAAAATCTTATTTATCTCAAATTCTTGATAGTTTTTTAACTTTACGAAAGTAAGTAATAAATTGCTCTATTTTTTCTTTATCTTGTTCTAACCAAAAGTCCTCAACAAATTCTTGTTCAACTTCTAAATTATAATTAATTAATTTACAATAAACTAAATAATTATGTAACTCTACATCTACATCAATTTCTCTTTGTTGTAATGCAAATAAATCTTTTATTAAATTAATATTTTCAGTTTCTTTGTATTCTATTGCTTTTTGTGCTAATTCGGTTTCAACTTCACTTTGTTTTAAATCTCTTAATATTTTTAAACTTTCTGCATATACTTTTGCCGTAAAAATTCTTAATTTGTACTCTTTTAATTTACCATTAAAGTATAATTCAATACTTTTTAATTGTTCTAATTTTTCCATTATTTTTATCTAAATATATTTTAAAAATAGGGGACAAAAAGTCCCCTTTTAATTGTTAATTATACTGGGGTTGCACTTACCCATTCGCCATAAGAACCAGGAGCCAAAACTAATGCAGTTGAATATGTTACTCCCATTGCTGTAAATGCAGTTGTAGGTACTGTAATTGTACTTTCAACTGCTATTGTAGTAAATTGTAGTGGTGTTTCGTTGAAAGCCCCTTGTGCAGTTGTTACTGAACCTGAGTCACCTGAAACTATACCTAAACCTACAAATACTCTTGTAGTTGCTTCTGCTTGTGGCTTTTTAAGCGGATATATAATAACATCACTTGTAACACTTCCACTTGCTTGTGACTCTTGAATTTGCGAACCATCTTCAAATACTACTGAAACAGTTTCGGTTGAAGCCGTTGTAATTCTTGTATCTAAAAATGTAGCCATTGCCGAAGAGTTATCCCTTGCAGTTAAATCAATAACTACCGCTCCTTTATTTGGATGCCCTGTAATTGCTACACCTTCCAAAGTGTTAATTGTGATTACTGGCGTTGTTGATGCATTACCACCTGTTACTCCAAATACTCCAAAGGCGTTGGTACCACTAAAACCAACCTTACTTAATACTGTTGTTGCACTCATTATGCTAACTCCTTTTTAATTAATTGTTTCTTAATATTCTGTAATAAATCATTTGCTGTTAAATGGTCTTTTTGCATTTTGTTTATTGTTTTTGATTTCTCGTATAATGCAATATGATGATATTCCTCAATCTTTTGTGCCATACGTTCTTTAGGCACTTCATAACCAATATGATGTATAACCAAAGGTGTTGAATAAATTATTTTATTTTTTGGTATTGATATATTTTCGTGTATATCACCTTGCCAAAAAGAGCCCTTAACAAATAACTTGCATTGTGGCATAACTTCGGTATCATACAATCCATACTTATTTTGACAAAATGTTTTTACGCTAAAATTGTAAAACATAGCACCACCAAAATTATCTAATTTATCATATTCTAAAATATGTAATTTGAGTTGTTCGTGTTGGTGAATTAATAATCTCTCATCAGCATCTAAACTTAAAATAAATTTTTTATCACTTAATCTTAATGCTTGATTTCTCGCATAACAAAAACTAAATACTTCAGTATATTCTAAAATTGCATAAGTTTCATTTTCGTTATTTTCTAAAATTGTTAAAGTATCTTTATCAGAACTTTTAGTCATTACTAAAATTAACTTAGCAAAATTTGGTAATGATTTTCTCAAATCGTGTAAAAAATGCTTGTCTTCTTCTCTAAATATAACTACTACATCTAATAATTTAATCATTACAACCTTTCATAAAAGCATTCAAAATTAATACCAAATTCGGCTATCCCTGCTGTTGTTGGTATTGTGTAATTTATACGTGGATTTTGTAATAACATTCTATAATTTAAAGTAATATCCTCAACATCATATTCTAAATTATCAATAGTAATATTTTCTAAAATTTGCAAAACTTGATTTGCATATTCATATTTTATTTTATCGGTTAATCTATTTTTAATATCTACTTTACTTTTAACTTTTGCATAAATAAATAATGAAATTGTACCCTGCAAAAAAGTATTAGTTTTATCTTCAAAAGAATTATATTGTGGATTATTATTTAATGCTGTTAAGTAAATTAAACATTTATTTTCTACTAATTTTTCATTATTAATATCATAACTCATAATAAAGTTATTGTCAGAAGTGTTATCAAAAACAAATCTGTCTTCAAGTGTATTAATTATATGTAATTCAATAGGATTAGACATCAAATACCACGCTGTTTATATATTCATTTAATCTTTTTTCTACATCATTCCACCACTTAGGCAAGCCCTCACGGTTAAACTCTGCTACAAATGGTGCAAAGTATGGTCTTGCTGGTATATTAACTCCACCGTGTTTTAAAGCACTTAAAGCCATTATTGAATACGCTTCGTCTCCAGTTTCTTTATATTTTTTCATCAAACCACCAAACATACTAAACTTACTTTTTGACTTAATAAAGCCACCGTATTCGTGTATATTTGCATAAACAATATTAGAACCTATCTGACCACTAAACACTCCATTAGAGTAGTTTATATCAAAAGTATCACGTTCAAAAAAACTATATAATAAAGCACCAGTATTTGAACGTAAATGTTTAGTATTGTTTTTAGTTAATTTTGCAACTGAATTATCAGTTTTCCCACTTCTATAATCATCTGAAACTGAAACTTGTTCGCCAAATTGAAAACTTAAATAATTAAACATTAATTGTGCTAATTCTTGCTCACTATCTTTTAATATTCTATGTAAATCTTTTGTTAAATCTGCCATTTTATATTATAGATTTATAAGTATATTTTTTTAAAATTGAACGCCATACCGGTCGCATATCAATAAAAGAAGTACCTATTGAAGTCCCTAAGTTTGCTTCACTAATATTAGATTTGCCAAGTATATCTTTACTTTGATTTCTATATGAAATATATACCATTTCTTTAGCAACCTTTTGTAAATCTGCTGGCACATCTGCCAAAGCAACCCCTTGAGACGTTACTATTTCATATTCATAATCTTTTTTAAGTACATCTTTAAAAACTATTGAATACATATTATTATTAGTTGTTAATATATATTCAGTATTTGCTAAAGTAGTCCAATTATCAAAAGCAGTTGCTCTATACTTAATTGTAGTAATACTATTAACTTTATAACAATTCAAATTATAAAATTTATAGCCATCACCTTTGAATTGAATAGTAACGCTTGCAGTTAATAATTTAGTTCTGCATTCATATTCAATAATAGCCGTACTATCATTAATAAATTGTTCAACTAAACTAACATCTGCCGTGTTTGAAGCGTCAATATTTAAGTATTGTAATGCTGTATCTATATTAATCATTTTATTATAATAAATTCGTTATTCAATTCATTATTATAAACAATTTCACTTGTTTTAATAATCTCTAATACATCAATTAAACTTAAATCAGTTTCAATTAATAAAATACCATTAAATCTAAGTTTATTATATGCGTCTTCAAGTTCTGTATAATCTGAAGTTTTAATTTTAATACCTGTTTGACTTGGCTTTATATTTGAATAATACCAAACCACTTTTTGCCCATTAGCAAAGTATGCTCTATAAATATCGGTTGCTATTTTAATTAAGTTTTCCACGTTCTTTTTTTCCCCTGTATATCATAATGAATAAATTTAAAAGGCCTATTTTTATAAAATGTAATACCACCAGCAATAATCTCTTCAGTATCAATCAATTCATTAATCAATACGTATAAGTGTTGCATATATTCTTTTTCAACGTAAATATCACTTGCCATTGCTTTTAAATGATAACTATTTTTAGCACCACCTATTTTAGTATTATGGCTTGGTGTTCTATAACCACTTGTAATTTTAATTGGTATATTTTTACCTATTTCTTCACACAATCTATCTCTAATAATTTGTAATTGCTCTGCAAGTTTCTGTACATTCGGCTCTAATTCATCAGGTACATCTGAGCCGTCTTTGCATCGAAATTCACTTATATTAAAGTTCTTCGTTAATTGCTTCGTTTTCACTTATAAAACCCATTTTGATTAATAAATTTACTAAAAATTCATAACTTACATCGTCAAAATCATTAGTAGTTTGTTTAACTTTTTTCTTAGCAGTTTTAAGCAAATAAATTGCTATACTTTTTTTTGGTATCAACTCTAAAACTATACTTAAATAATTCATTTTTTAACCTATAATTTTATAAGCAACCAAACCTGCTAATTGACTAATTTCGTTATTATCCAAATCATTAAATTCATTCATAATATTTTTGTAGTTTCTAAATGAACTATATCCAAAACTAAATGCTTCTGCATAATCAATACTTTTAGTTTCAATAACACTTTTTACAATATCAAATAAACTTTCAACAAATTTGCTTAACAATTCAATACCATAACTTTGCTTGTTTTCTTCGCTTTTAAGCAACTCTAATACATCAAAGGTCAATTTCTCTACTATATATGATTTAATGCCGTCTTGGTCAATTTCTGAAGGTATTTTGCCATAGTTAGTAACTATCTCAATCAAATAATTAAAATATTTGCTATATTCAATTGGCTCTTTTTTAACCATTGCACTCAACAACCCAAATACTGCATTATATACATTATTTATTGTTGTTGGTAAATCTTTTTCATTAGTCATTTTGCTAATTTTCTTTGACATCTTTACTTCCCTTAAATTTCTAATTTCTTTTACTTTTTCTTTTAAAAACTCTGTTTGTATTTTTATTTCTACTTTTGATATATCTTTCATAAATTATAAATTAAAGTGTATAATCAAAATATTCTACATCAACTACTAAACGAACATCATAAGCATAATCATTTGCACCATTAGTATAATCAATAAAAAAATCTAAGTCCCCTGTTGTTGTATTGAAATTGAAAGCAGGATTAAATGGTATTTCTGTTGCTTCATTCCAAGGAGGTTGAACAAAGTTTAAAAAATTACCTTCTATTGTTGATTTATTTACTGTTCCGTTTCTATTGATTTTCTCTATTTGCACTTCATTATAATTATCTCTTAACAATGTATCATCACTATCTTTAAACAATTTATATTTAAAATATAATACTCTTAATATTCCTGTTGGTGTATTTAATCTGCTATTTGGTACATTATCTTTATAAACATACATATCAGTCGCTGGTGCTATTACGCCTAAAAATTGACACGTGCCACTTGCAACTGGTATGCTACTATTTACTCTTAACGTACTTCCACTAAATTCTAATCCAGCACCTAAACTAATTTGACTTACATTTGCCGTTGAACCTGTTGCATTGCCTAATAATCTACTGCCACTAATTTTTTGAACTTCGCTTAATGCTACATCATTATCTAATAACGTTGTAAATGATAAAAATTTCATTATGCCCTCCCTAAAATTATTACTCTATACTCACTCAATAATTCAGGCGTTACATCAAATTTAATTGTAATATTATTAGTATCAGTAACTTCTACATTTACAAAAACTTGTTGCTTACTTGCAACTTCCCAAATTTCTACAACTACATCTTTTGTTGCAAAGCCGTGATTAATTGTAAAATTTAATGTTTCACCTGTGCCATATATTGAAGCCGTAAAACTTTTAGTTCTATAATTTTCATTTAAATTTAATACATTTGCAATTTCAGTAAATTGATTAGTATTGTGATTAATTTTTAATCCATTTGTATCATAACTTAAACTTGTGCTTGCATTTAATTTTATACTAATTTCATTTGAAATATTATATTGAATACTATCATTATCTAATAATGGAGTGCTGTCAAACTCTGCACTTAAATCAGTAATTGAAACTTTCTTTAAAGTATTAGATTGCTCAATTAACATCAAATCGGTGCCTGTAATTGTGCCATTACTTGCTAAACTTGAAACGTTAATTATTTGCTCAACTCCACTAACATTATCTAATACTTTGATTTTCTTTGCCATTATTATTATTTTTTATTAATTAATAAATCTTTAATCTCATCAAGATTATTATATAAATGTAACATCTCTTGCTTAATATTATTATTAACGTGTGTAATCTCTTGTCTAATATTTTCAAGTTCTAATTTCATTAATGCCTTATCTTGTTTAGATTGCTTTAACTCATCAATTTGTTTGCTAATATTATCTAAAGCACTTGTTAATTTATTTTCAATAGTTGATATTCTATTTTCGTTCTTTGTTAAAACTCCAATAATACCACCAATAAATACTGCAAATGTAATTATATCTTTTAAATCAATCATTTTAAATTTTAATTAAATATTTAACAATTTTCAAAAAATTCTTCACTATAAAAATCACTTTCAGATTTCAAACTTAAATAAGCATAAGCAATTATACTATCATATAAATTTGTACTGCCAACTGCTAAACCATTTGTTAAAATTACATCTTTTAAACCAGCACGATAACAAGTGTAACTATCTGTTTTCTTAAATCTGCTATCAAATACACCATTTTTAAAATCAATTCTATCTTGCTCTGAACTATAAATTTCAATGCTTATAGTATCATATTCACTATTTACATTATTGATTTTATGGTATTCGCCAATAACTTCATTATTTTCATTTTGTATTTTAATTCTTTTAAGTGCCATTTTGATTTACCTTTTATGCAATTCTTAAATCTAATAATTCTAATTCTACACCCCAAGTCCAAGTCTCACTTGCATTACCTGTTACTTCTACTTTTAAAGCCTCGTTGGTATCATCTGCTGTTATAGTTAATACTAATGTATTACCTGTGCCGTCAGAGTGTGTTAAAGTCGCTGTAACACCAACTAAAGTAGTATTGTTTGAACCGTCCCTTTTGATTAAACCCTCAATACTCCAACGTGCTGAGCCTGTATAATCACTTCTATATGCAACTGCTTGACCTCTAAAACTTAAAACATTTTTTGCTTGTAAAACACATCTATTACTACTCACTCCTCTCAAAAATATTTCAGTAATTGTTGCATTTGTAGTTGTGCCACTAAATGCTATTTTTTCGCCGTTTAAAGAGGGGTTAGTTCCTGCGCTTGTAGTAGTATCATATTTATAGGCAAAAGCGCCATAACGTCTGCCTGTAAGAAAATTACCTAATGCAACAAGCCAACTAAAACTATTAGTACTACTAAATGCACCTAACGCCATAGCATCCGAAGAATTAGCACTTGCATTGCGTCCAAATGCCGATGATGATGATGCACTTGCACTTGAGTTATTGCCAAAAGCACTTGTACTATTAGCCGATGCGGTAGAAGTATCTCCAAATGTGCAAGGATTAGATGCTCCACTTGCAGTAGCGTTTCTGCCAAATGCGGTAGCCGATGCGCCTGAACCAGATGCACTTTTGCCAAATACAGTCGCATAATTTGCCGATGCCACTGCAAAATGTCCAAATGCAGTTGCGTCCACCCCTGCTGTACTTGACAATAATCCAAATGTTGTTTTACTAAAAGAACCTGAACTTGTATTAAAAACACCACCACCACTCCAAACGTGCCAATTAGTGCCGTCAAATAAACCATTAATAATATTGCCACGATTATTACTTATTGCACGTGTGCCTATTGTAACACTTACATCTCCACTTGAATTTTGGTCTATTAAAAGACAAATAAAATCACCATTGACAAAACCTGTATTACTTACTGTAAATGTTCTTGTTGATGTATTATTTGTGCTCAACAATAAATGTGTTTTACCAGCAAAATCACTTTTAGCATAGGTTACGTTCCCACTTAAAGTAACTGCACCATTTGGAGTGTATCCGATATTAACTTCACTAATATTTGCAGTTGAACCTGTAATATTTGCAAGTGTTTTATAAGCCCCAATTTGCTGAATTTTTGCAAGGGTTACTAAATTATTAGCAAAATTTGCAATATCTAAAACTAAAGTCTTTAATTTAAACATTATTTATTAAGGTATTAAGAATTTTGAGTGTCTGAATATTCTACTAAAACATAACCATTACCAGCACTTGAACTATCTGAAGTAATTGCTAAATTAACCACCCCAGCATTTGCACTCTCAACTAAATAAGCATCTAAACTTACATCAGTTGTTGTACTTTTTAAATCATTATCTGCTGTTGCTAATATAGGCAAATCGGTTGCACCATCAACTTTTATTGCAAGTGTCGGAGCCGTTCCATTAAACGCTACTAACTTAACAACTGTAATCTTATCAATTTGAGTTCCATTTGCTAAACTTGTAGTTGAATTAACAGAAGTATCAGTATAAGCAAAACTTAATTTAATTGCTTTTTTATTGCCTGTTCCACTACTTGCACCATCACCTTTTAAAGTCCAAGTACCTGCTTGTTTGTAATAAATACCATTCGCATTTAAAGATATTGTACCTGTAACTGCCGTTGAAGTTGCTAATTTAGTAACGTGCTTAACTTCTAATAATGCCGAACCTGTATCATAATATACAACCCCTTGAGTATAAGCACCACCAGTAGTATGACAAAAACCATACTTGCCAGTATTTGTGCCACCAGCAGGAGCCGAGCCACCACTAAAACTAAATTCAATTAATACATCTGCACTTTTAACATCAAAAAATGTAACAACATCATTATCCGTTGGTGATGACGTGCTGTTTGCTTCCAAACTTCTAAATATTAAATAAGCACTATCGCCTGTATTTCTTAATTCTAAAACGCCACTATTATTTTTTAGTTTTGTTTTATTACTTTTACCTATTTCGTAGGACGTTTGTAACGTACCTAAAGTATTTGTTTTAACTGCCATTTCAACCTCAATTTATTTATTTTAATTATAATAGATAGTAACCGAACCACTTGAACTATTATTAGTAAAGTAAATATTAAAAGTTTCATTTGTATTCATTAGTAAATTATTAACATTTACATACATATCTGCAACGCTTAAATCATTTTGACTTGCACTCATCAATATACCCTGACTTGCATTTGTGCCTATTGTAGCCGTTCCATTGCCTGCTGTTGTTACTTCTAATATAGTTTGATTAATTACTTTATTAATCGGCACCACGCCTATTTCTTTTATTGTATCAGTGCCATTAAAAGTAGTTCGGATATATCCCAAACTATCATCAATAACAGTATTAACATTATTCAATAAATTAATTTTAGTAATTGTTTGAATAGGATTAATTTTAGTTACTTTTTGCTCTACTTTAACCTTAGTTACTGACACGTTATTACTCTAAATTTGTTATTGTATTTTCAACTGTGATTATACCTTTTAAAATTAACTCTTCAACACCTGCAACCGATTGTATAATATCATAATAATAAGTTTCTAATTCTAAACTTTCAGTTGTTGCCTTACTTAATGCTAATTGTACAATATGATTTGTCGGCTTTGTCACTGTAAAATTTGCAATAAAATTACTATCCTTATCTCTTATTTTTGATGTAAAAGTATAAGTATTAATATTTAAAGTTTCAAAATCTAATTGATGTATAAAATTAGTATTTCTATAAATTATTAAGTTATCTACTGCTGGTATTCTCATTTTTTAACGCTTTTAGTTGTTCTTGCTGATTTTAAGGGCTTTTTATTATCTAATGCAATACTTATATCATTATCGGTTTGTAATTCGTTTAAGGGCTCTTCAGGTGCTTTAACTATACTTATTTCTTTTGCAATCCCTAAGTCAATTAATCTTTTGGCTTTTTTAGTTTCAATGCTAAATTCATCACCAGCATAAAAACCTAATCCACTACTAATTATTAATATTTTAATCATTTTTTTACTCTAAAAATAGGGGGCTTTTATACCCCCTTAATAAATTAATATGTTACAACTGTATCGTATTGTGAAATAGGATTAACTGTTGAACCACCAAGTAAAGCACCAAAGGCAAATACTGCTGTATCTGTACCTGTGTGTGATAAATCAGGTGTTACACTTATTCTAAAATATTGTTCTTCAGGGCTTAATTGTAATCTATAAGTCCATTGTCCATACTTATTAGTATCTGCACCAGTTTCTACTGTTTCGTAAGAACCAGTTGCACCAAATAAGAACTCTGGAGTACTCCAAGTTGAGTTATTTGTAGAATATTCAATAGTTACTTTAAAACCTAAAGTTTTGTCCGCTGTTAAAGATGTTTTCCAATCTAAAACAACCAAAGCACTATCAACAAATCCTTGTTCAATTTGTCTATTAACTACATTTCCAACTACTTGAGTAGTGTCGCCTGTACCTGCTGCAACTGCACTACCCAAACCAATACCTGCTAATCTAACATTAGCAAAGGCGTCTATTTTACTTGCGTATGACATTTTTTAAATTCCTTATTATTTATTTTTATTATTATAATGAGTATGCTACTTGTTCCATAATAGCAACTGCACCACGATAAGATAGCATCATATCTTGTCTTGTTTCAATTCTAATTATAGTTTCGTCAGTATCTTTACCATATTTTAAACTACCGTTTGCGTCAGTATATACATCATTTCTTGTAACTTCTAACTTCAATTCTTGTTGAATACCTTGCATAATTTTTGAGCCGTCAATTAACCAAATTTCAGATTTATCAGTTGAAATAGTATTTGAAATTGTATTTGAAACTATTACCGGTATGCCGTAAATTGTGTTGCTTGAACTTAATTCAGTTGCTATTGTTGCGTTGTTACCTGTAGTTGTTGCTAAAGATAAAATGTAATAATAACTTCTTGATGACATTAATATTCTACATTGTGATAATTCAATATTTTGTGATAAAGCACTATCAATTTTATTGATTAATTTTAGCATATCTGCAATTACATTTGTTAAAGATGTACCTGCAGAGTTAAATTTATTGCCACTTAATGCTTGAGTGTATAATCCTAAGAATGATGACGCTCCACCTGTACCTTTTAAGAATTGAGCATCTACCATTAAAGATAATTTAGTTTGTAATTTTTGAACTAAATAAGGCAATACTTGATAATCTGCACTGTCAATTAATTCATTACCAACTGCTAAATGACCTTTAATAATTTTAGATTTTAATTCATAAGTACCAAATGAACTTAAATCAATAACACCACCTGCTTGTTGTAATTCAACGTAAGTAGGGTCACCACCTGCTATTGTATCATAAGGCAAAGTTAAAGCACCTTTGCTCATAGGTACTTTCATCGTAGGTATTTTGTCAAAAATAGTTTTTTGAAATAAGTATGGTAAAATCTCTTCATACATTACATCAGAAACTAAATAACCACCGTCAGTCATTGATGTTAAGCCCAAAGATTTTTGTGCTGTTAAGTGTGCGTAAGCATTAATACCACTATCATTCTTAACGTTCTCTAATGCTTTTGCAACTGCATTTCTGTCGTTATTAGTGTTTAATGTTCTTTTACCTTCAACTAAATATTTCATAACTCCAAGTGCTTTAACTGCTGGAGTTAATTTATCAATATTTGAGTTGTAATCATTAACAACTAAAGTGCTTTTTGCTACACTTTCAGTAATTCTATTTTCTAAATTATTGTAATTTGTTTTCATTACATCTAATTCAGATTTAACCGTTTGTAATTCTACATTTAACGGCTCTATGCTGTTAGTAACTGCAGACTTTACCGCATTTACTACTTCATTATTTTGCTCCATATAGGGCTCCTTTTATGATATTATTAATTTCTAATTCAAATTCTTTTACATCAAAATAATTTTCATTTTTAACTTCAGGTTTTAATCCTGTTTCCATATTTGTTTTTTCTTCAATTGCTTCTATTTTGCTTTCCATTTCAGATAGCATACTATCAATTTCGGCTTTAATTAATCTAATTCTATCATAGTTCTTTTGTGATAAAACTCTACCTGCTTTTAATTCATTATCATTTTTAATAAATGTTTTAGGTTCGGCTGGGGTGGGTGTTAAACTTAATTCTCCGATTAGCCATTGCTTAATCTCATTATTTGATTTAATTACACTATGCCCAACCGCACCACTACTAACACCTAAATTACCACTTTTAATCATATCTTTAATAGCGTCTAAATACTTTTGATTATCATCTATCTGCAACTCTTTCCATAGGTTTGGATTAAGTGCTTTTAACTCCGCTTCAAAACTCAAACCATAATCATCAATAGCATATTTAATAGTAGTTCCAATTGGTACTCTTTTTAATGTTTCATCTAAGCCGTGATTATACATTAATATTGTTTTGCTATCATTCTCAACGCCTAAAAAAGTATTCTTAGTAAAATATTCATTTTGCAAATCAACGCTATCAAAAACAACTGCATAACCTTTGATTATGTTATCATTAATTGTTAGTTTTGCTTTTACGTTATCTAAATATGTATTATCTATATTCATTTTAAAACCTCAATTTCTTTTTTTTTCTTTTTTTTAATTTTCATAATCTTTGGATTATTCAAATTATTTGTAATTATATCATTTAAACTAAACAAATAAGTTTCATTATATTTTTTAGTTTTTTTCAATTTCTTATCCCACGTGTTACACATCTACAATTAACCGCTTCTTTTGCTGGCAATCCTGAGCCTGCTGGGTGCGGTGTTTCATAACCGCCTACACTAAACATACCCTTATCATTTTGCTTTTGTCCATCGGCTTTACGGTGGCTTATTCTTACTTTACTATCTCTTTGACTAATCCACATCAATTTAAACTTATATTTATCTGCAATTACTCTTTTAGTATTTTCACTTGTATAGGTTGCAACCGTACGCCCTATTGCATTAACTCTGCTTGCCTTATATACCAAATCAAACTTATTATTAATAGTTTTAGCAATTTCTTTTGTAAGTTCCTCTTTGCTTAAATCTTTGCCTTGCTCTTTTGCTTTTTTAATAATTTCGTCAGTGTCTTTAATTAATGTTTCTAAAGTATCTTTGTCTAATCTGCCTGCATCTTTTAAAACTTTTGTAATTTCTTTTGCAAAGTCATCACCAGTTTTATCACTCAAATTAACTTCTTTTAAAAGTGCTTTTAATGTTTCCATAAAAAGTGAAGTTTTTAAACTTGATGTTCTTTTAGCAATCATACTTAAATAGTAATTCAAATCAAAGTAATAATTATATTCAACTTTTATATTATCTTTTTTCAAAGGTTTGTTAATATTTCTAACTACATCTTTTTGAATTAAACTAAAAATGCTAATATAAATTTTTTCTAATTTTTTAGCATAGATGCTATTAGTTTTATCGTATGCCTTCCAAATCTTTGTTTTTTCTAATTCGCTTAACTCAATACTTTTTTTTTTATACTTTTACTTATTTCACTTTCAATTAAAGATTTTAATTTTTTAGTTTCATCATCGGCTTCATCAAGTTCGTCTATTTCATTTTCAGTTTCTATTTCGGTTTCCATTTCGGGTTCGGTTTCAGGTGTTTCAATTTCATTGTCATATTCGTCTTTAACTTCAAAATCAAATAATTCCCTTAATTCATTTTTGCCTATTGCTTCACCCATCCAAAGAGTTTGTGCAATTAAAACTTTGTCATTTAAACTTTCATACTTAAACGGTGTGTATTGTATTGAATATTCGCCATTATCATATTGCTTTAAATGTTTGTTTATTGCACTTAAAAATCTATTTGTGAGTGGGTCAATAGTTTGCTCATAAATAGTTGCTTTCATTTCTTTATAGTTACTTGTATATGCTGGGGTACCATTAACAAAATCTAACATCAAACCATACATTGAAGTAATTAGTTGCTTTAACTCTGTATTTAATCCACCTGCAAAGGCACCTGTATTTTGTGCAATAATGTTATTACCAATATCCATACGTTCATACTTGGTATTTTGCTCACCAGCAAATACTATCGGTGCATATTTACCATAACGAGAGTTAAGTGCATCTTGCCAATTTATCTGCTCTTGTGGTGATATAGGGTCGTGGTCGTTAGTTAATACAATGTTTGGTACGCCTTGACGATTTAATTCGGTGTTTGCATTATCTAACATCGTATAATAAGCACCTAAAACATCTTTTAAAGCATTGTAATACTTTGATATACCTTTATAGTAGTAAGTAGGATTATCGCTATACGTTGGTATTGACATTGTTTTAATATGGCATACTTCGGTTGCTGGTATAGTAATCCATTTATTATTTAATGTTAAACTATAACTATCAATTAAATTGTAACTACCTGCATTAATTTCAACTTCACGGCTCGGCAATAATATAATTTCAACTGGATATTTTGCTTTTGTGCCACCATTATAGTTACTTACTCTAAACCACAAATAAACATTACCTTCAATATAATACCAATATGTT